ATACCCATGGTCTTGAAGTGCTCCTGGCTCTGGCTTGCCAGGTCGGAAAACCCGGTTTTCACCTTGCCCAACGGGGCGGTGACTTTGTCAGTCAGGGCAAGGATGAAATCCAGTCGAGAGGAGCGATCAGCCATCGGTGCTTATCCGTTAAACGCGTGGGCAATGCCGTTGGCCACGGCAAATTCCATGCGTTTCCAGTATTCGTCTTCAAGCCACTTGGCAGAGCCCAGGTTTTCCACCGTGGGCTCCGCACCAGGTAACCAGCGTGCGGTCAGGGCCAAGAGCTGGCCCAGGCTGTTTTCGGTCAGACGCTCGGCGTATCCGAGGGCTTTTTTACGGTGATCTCGACGTCAGGGCTGAACTCTTCCAGCAGTGCGCCGGCGATCTGAATGACGGTCACCGGGTTGACCAGGTACAACTTGAGGTCGTCGCGCTGATCCGCTTTCACGCTGGTGGAAAGCAGGTTATGAGCCGGGGCGATCTTGTTGGTCTGGGTCATGGCGTTGAAGTACTTGGTGACCTCGGGCGCCCCCAGGGTGAAGTCGAAATCTTTGTCGGCGATGGTCAGGGTGATGGTGCGGCGAGTCATGGTGTAGCTCCGTGTGGTTCAGGGAAAAGTGGGGGAATCAGTGCAGGCAGAGCCGCACCTGGTCCTGCAGGCCGAGGATCATTTGCCGACTGAGGGCGAGTTGATCGACGAGGGTGAAATAATCCTGTCGAGCGTTTGTTGCGAGTTCGGCGGGGGCTGCATCAGCCACGCCGCCGGCGCCGGCATGGGCGAGCACTGCGGCTGGACAGGCGGCTTTGACGAGCAACCGCTGATCGCCAGCATCAACAGCGCGGCGGCGATTAAGGTTTTTATCGCGTGCATCGGTCAGTTCCTGGGTGTGCTTAACGTCATTGCTCGCGGCCTGGGTCATGCGCTCACTGGTGATACGGGCGGCTTCACGTAGGGCGTCGCGTTCGTCTTGCGCCTGGTCACGCTCGGCGCGGGCGGTGTCGCGCTGGCCTTGCAGCAGGTGAACGCTGAACCAGGCCGTCAGGCATAGCACCAGGATGAAAATGGCATCGCGCATCACAGACCCTCCGCGCACATGGCCGCTTCGGCGCGCCGACGGGCGTGCAGCCCTGGTACAAAGCGCTTGCGCCCCTGGCCATCAGTGACCGACGACCACACCGGGGTTTTGCCATCAGGCCCCCAGGCGAGCGCCTTGCAGCCGTCCTTGATGCGGCCGGCGTTGATCAGGCCAACGGCCCGACTGGCGCAGGTGCTGGGCACGCCGAAGTTGTGGCCGTGGCTGCTGAGTGCGTCGAACGTCTGCTGGCCGATGGCTGGACTTGTCAGGCAGTCGGCAAGGGCCAACTGGCCCTTTTCAACCACCAGCTGCTCCACCTCGGCGCAACGTGCCGGCGACCAGTAGTCACCAACCACCAGCGGATAAGGGCTGGTGTAACGAGTGATGCCCTTGCACACCGTGGGTAGGCCACGGGCAAGTCGATCGGAGTAGACGACGTTCTGGCCCTGCCCTTCCCACTTGCCCAGGAAGGCGAGCAAGGGCGCGCTTGCCAGTACAATGGCACCAGCGGCGATCTTGCTGCGCAGGCTCACGGGAACAGCACCCGCAGTAACGCAGCACCGATCATCTGCGCCAGGATTCCCAGCACGGTCAGCACCGCCAACATACGGGTGACCTTGGTGCCGATGTCGGCCACGGTCGCGGTCAGTTCGCGCTGGCCGTCATTCAGATCCGAGAGCTGTACCGCCATATGTTCGAACTCGCCTTCCAATCGGGTGACGCGGGTTGGCACGGTTGCGTGGCGGTCTTCCAGGTCGCTGAAACGGTGTTCAAGCACGGCGACACGGCTTTCCAGGTTGCGTTTGGGCGTGGCGCGAACGGTCATCGGCGCTGTCCTTGCTCAATAAGGGATTGGCACGGCACGCAGTGGGTCATTCCGCCCAGGGCACGGCGCTGTTCCGGGATGGGTTTGTCGCAGTCTTCGCAGTGGGTCAGGCTTGGCCCGCTCGGCCGTTTGCGGGCCAGCTGGGCGGCGATGGCTTGATCACGCTCGCGTTGCTCCAGGGCCTGGGCGCGGTCGAACAGGCAGGACATCAACGCAGGCCCTCGGTCTCTGTGCTGTCGAGGTAAGGCACGCCATTGATGCGGATGAAATCCGGGCTGGTGACGTCAAACGGCAGCTTGTGCTTGGACTTCTCACCGCCTTTAGGAGCAATGCTCAACAGGCTGGAAATACGGAATTTGCAGCCGAACGCCTCGACGCGCATTTCCTCGTCGGCGGTCTTGGCAAAGAACACCAGGTCGAAGGTTTCCAGCTTGCGGAAACTGCCCGCTTTGCCTGCCGCCTCGATCACCAGGTTGAAGTTTTGGGTGTCCAGTTCCAGCTCGCCGGCGGCAGCCACGTCGCCATCAATGAAGCCGTCCGGGACACCCTTGGTCTGGGCCACCGCCGAGTTGTCGGTGATGTCCAGGGTCGCGTTTTCGACGTGAACAAGCAGGTCGCCCATGTTCACGTCGAAGTTCATACCGCCAATGCGGGCCATAAGGGTTACTCCGAGTCGTCAGTGGAAAGATCCAGGGCGATGTTCGCCGTCAGGTCTTTCGGGCAGTTGAGGGGGCGCAGGACCAGGTACGCCTCGACGGCGGTTTTGCTCTTCCAGACCAGGGTTACGTCGCCATCTTTGGGCGGCTCGATCTCGCCCGGGAATTGCTGGCCGGCGAAGGTCACTGACTTGGCCATCTGGCGCAGGGGCGCCATCAACGCCGAGGTGGCGGCCGCCATCGAGTTGGGCGAGCTGTTCAGCTTGCGATCACCCACGCGCTGAATCAGCAACATGCGTACACGCCGCGCTGCCTTGTCGATGACTCGCAGGTGCTCGATCACCTGGAAGTCGCTGCCCGGGGCATCCAGCAAATTGCCGTCGCCCCAAAACACGCCTGGGTAGTCGGGGTAGGTCTGCGGCACCGAAAGGCGTGCGGCGTCCAGCTGGGTCAGCACAGCAGACGGCAAAGGGTCGCCGGCCCGATCCCTCGGTTCGGTACCGAGACCAATAACGGCACCGGTGGCGACTCGCATCGGCGTATCAGCGATGCTTACTGCCGCGTTTGCGAGCCGTCCGGCAAGCACGCCCAAGTTATTGCCGTGCAGCTGCGGCACCGGCAGAACGCGGGGCGCGGCGAGACCTTTCACAATCTCGGTTTGCTCAACGACGTAGGCGTCCCAGGTTTGTTCCAGGGCGATGCCCGGGGTAGCCGTCATCACAAAGACGCGACGACCCAGGCGGTTGCTCAGATCAGTGGCGGCATCGTGCATGGCCGACAGCTCGGCACCGCTGGTAACTGGATGGGTGATCACCACGGCCTCGACGGAGTACGTGCGAGTGGCAGCGGCCAGGGCATCCTGCCAGGTGATGTCTTCGGCGATGGGCGCCGCCACACAGGCCCAACGGTCGCCGCCATTCAGGCGTGCGGCTTGGATCTGAGTTTTCAGGTCGCTGGCTGGGACGCCCAGCTGGGTGTCCAGATCGCTTTGGGTGTCGAGCAACACCAGCTTGCCGACGTTTTTCGCGGCGGGACCGATGAACAAGAAATAGCGCTCGATCTCGGTAACGGCGCCTTGGCCGAGGTTGAGATTGTTGACGCTGACTTTACCGAGTGCCATGCAATGCCTCGCTAGCGGGGTGAATTAAGGATTTGTTGCAGCACCTGGTTAAGCAGCAAGCCGGTATCGTGCTCAGTGCTGACCCCTATGAACTGGCGTTTTGGCAGGGTTATTTCCCAGCTTTGGGCGCCGGTGCTTTCTTTCTTTTCGTCGTCCAGGATGCGAATGAGCAAGCCCGCCTTGGCGTAATTCACATGCTCTTTAATCCAGGCCACCGAGGGCCTGGTCAGGGCCTTTTTCCCGGCCTGGCGCACCTTGAAACCGAGACGGCGCAGGCGCTTGGCCTGCTTGTCGGTCGCGGCCAGGCCAGGGGAAACGTTGTTCCACTTGCGCATCTGCGCGGCGGTACGGCGCTCGCTGGCCCCGTTGTGCTGCTGCGCGGCGACCCAACTGGTCAGAGCGTTACGCCAGCCCAGCACGGCCTCATCCGGGCTGACCCGCGTGACCTGCATCAGCTTGGCCAGGCCCGCTTCCATCTTCTTTTTGCCCTTGGTCTCGCCCTTGCGTGCGGCGAACGGGGTGCCATCGGTGTTCTTCTGGTCGCGCACGTTTTTTCGGTTCATCGTGCGTACGCGCTTGGTCACGTTGTTCAGCAAGCGCCGGCGCAATTGCGGCGACAGCGTCAACAGCGCGAGTTGTTCCTGGACGCCCAGGTAACCCCGGGCATCCAGCTCTAACGTGCTACGTCCGGCCATTGCTGGAGACCTCACCGTGTTCGGCAATCCAAAGGTCGAATGGGATAAACGACCAGGACTTACCGAACGCCTCGATCTCGCCGGCGGGGTCTTCGGCCAGGTACTGCGGCTCGATGAACTCCAGGGTGATGTCCACGTCCGCTAGATCGTTATCGAGCATGGTGATGTCAAAACTCGCCCCAGGCAGGTCGTCGCGGTTCTGGTCGTGGGTTTCAAGCCAACTGCCCACCAACGCCATCAGGCGCCCCGGGTGATCGGCGAAACGCTCCAGGGCAATGGTGGCGAGGTAGCGCATGTCGCCCATACGCATGCCGCCAACGTCGGGCTTCCAGATCAGGTCTAACTTGACCTGGTCGGTCCAGCTGTCGAGCTGTTCAGGCTCGACCAAGCGGCGCTCGATCAGGTAGGCCGTCATGGCCTGCAGCTTGATCACAGCAACGCCGCCGTGATGCGGCCACGGCCCTGCAGGGCGCGCACGGCCTGCTGACTGAAAGCCAGGAAGGTTTCCGCACGCTCGGGTGCTTCTTTGCCGGTGTTCTCGGCGCTTTCGCGGCGGGTCACGGTGGGGAACTGCGGCAGCGCGTTACCTTTGGCGCGGCAGTACACCGCACGCTTGTACAACTTCACCTGGAAGGCACGTTCAGGCAGCACCGTGGAGTCAGCGGACTCGATACGCGTGACGCCGTTGGCTTGCCAGCGGGCTTTGCACTTGGCCAGGTCCGTATTGACCTCAACCATTGCAGTGTTCAACGCGTCGGCCAGCAGCTCCACCAGGTACTCCGCCGGCAGGCGTTGTTCCTTCTGGAATTCGGACACGGAGAGGTCGGGCCAAAAGCCGTCGTTCTCTATCGCCTGTTCCACAAAGGTGGTGGGTTTCCCGGAAAAGCTCATTGCAGGCCGCTCAAATAGGGCGGGGAGCCTGTTTTCAGTGGGACGGTCCATAAATGGGCGGCTCACTTCCACAAGTCCCCGCTGGGGGGGGTAGTCGGTTATTCGGTGGCCGGGTTAGCGGCCGCTTGTTTTGCCAGGGCCTTGCGGACCTTTTCGATACGGGTGTCGTTGCCGGCCTGGGCGTACAGCTCCGTTGAACGCTCCAAGTGCTTGAGTGCGACCTCAAACTGCCCTGCCTCCATGGCGCGCATGCCGATCAACTTGTGGTACTTGCTCGGGATCTGCTCCGTCAGTTGCCACTCACCGTCAACCAGCGGCAGCAGGTCGGAGAGGTAAGGCTCCGGGCTGCGGTTGGCTTTGTATTCGGCGTAGGCCCACTCGCACACGGCGTCGGCGACAAAGGTCTGGATGTCACGGCGCTTGAAGCGCTCCGGCATCTGCTGGCCCTGCTCGATCAGGAAGTCGGCCAGGCCCAGGGCGTCTTCGAACTGGGCCGTGTCGAACAGCCAGACCAGTACCTGCACCGCGACCCGGTTGGGGAAATTCAGCCCCGACTCGCAATAGCGCTGGACGTATTCCTGGTACTTGGGCAGCAGCTCTTCGCGCTTGAGGGCCTGGCGTCCGGCCAGACCGTTGATTGCGCTGATGCGCTCCAGATCCTGGTCCAGTGCGGCTTCCTGCAGCAGCAAGTGCTTGCGCGCATTGGCAGGGCTGCTCAAGGCTTCCGCCGGCGAGTAAGGAAGCGTTGCGCAGGCGGCAGCCGCCACAACGGCGGCGCCTCCAAGGGCGATGGTGCGGCGCTTGTGCGCCAGGGCCAGACTCACGCCACCAGCTCCACGTTTTCGGTCATGGCGAACTTTTCCAACTGCTCGATCACATAACCTTCGTTGCGGCTGTTGTAGTCCTCGACGCGGGAGCGCTTCGGATTGTCGATGGTCTGCTTACGCCAACTGGAGTCCTGGAAGTAGATCGACAGGTTGTCCCAACTGGTGACGACGACGCCGTTGACCGGGAAGAACGGCACGCTAAAGCTCGGCAAGCCGCCGTAGGTGGCGATTACCTGGGCCTCTTCGATGCGCTCTTTTTCGGTCGGGGTGTCGCCCTGCTTCGAATACAGCTTGGCCTTGTCAGCGGCCAGCAGGTCGGTGCCGATGATCGCGATCAGGTCGCCGGCATCGCGCAGACGTTCGTCCACCAGTTGTTTGGTGTCGTGCACCAGGGCATCCAAGTTGGCGTAGTCGCCACCGGCGCCGAGGGTGACTTTGCCGGCGACCTTGCCTTCCTTGAGTACCTGGGCCGGGATCTGCTCACGGGCTTGTTGCAGCCAGCCTTTGTTGACGTCCTGCAGCATCGGGTATTGGGCAATATCAGTCTGCGGGGCAGCGTGGGTGCCGTGGAAGCCGACCATGATGCGGTCCAGCGCGATCTGCTTTTGTACAGCTGCGGAATAGCGCTGATGGAAGTCCGGGAACTTTGCCCAGGCGTCGATCTTGGCGTACGGCATGCCCACATCTGACTCGGTAGACGACAGTTCGTAGGTCGTCTGATCGAGCGCGGATGCATCCTTGGCTTCGCGGTCCTTGCTGTTGGTGTTGGTACGGCCAGTGACTGGACCCGACACGCCAATGAAGACCTTCTGACCTTTGATCTCGGTCACCGGAATGACGTTGATACGCGCCAGGAAATCAGACTTGGCCGTGATGGCGTCGTTCAGCTCCTGGGCAATGGTCGGATCAACGCTGAACATCTTGGTGGCCAGGTCAACGCCGTAGGTTTCCGCAATGGCGAACTGCAGCTGCGCAAACATTTGGGCGCCGTAGGCACTCAGGGAATAGGCCATGTCAGAGCACCCGCTTTTTGACGGTGGTTACCGGGCCTGGGTTGCGTGGCAACTGGCGACCGGCGGAAGTGTTCTGCAGCGCAGTGAACTGCTTCTGCAGAGCGTCCATGCTCGCCAACAGGGCCTTGTTCGTAGCACTGCCTTTACGGCTGAACTCACGCTCACCTTCGACAGTGGTCACGATGTCATCAACAGCCGCTTGAACATCATCAATCGGCTCAGGTTCTGGCTCTGGAGCCTCTTCGGCGACGGGTTCAATCACGGCTTGAATGCCGGCAGCGACAATCAGCAGTTGAGCCAGCAGGGCTTTAAGCGCCGTTGCGGTAGCTTCATCCATAGGGGGGTTGGTCTCGGTGGGGGTGGTAGGTTCGGCGGGCTCAGCGTCCGCCGCGAAGCGCTTGAAAAAGCCGGTAAGCATGCCAATCAGCTTGCCCATTTCGCCCTGGGGCTCTTCGTGAAATGCGCCCAGCTCAACGGATGCGGCGTAGTACGTCGCGTTGTTGGTTCGGCGAGAGAAATAGAGTTCTTGGGTGCCCAGGCTCGACGGTGTGTCAGTGACCGCAAGACCGGTCAGGTAGGATTTGCCACTGCCTGCAAAATTCGGCCAAATCTCAATGCTGGTGAACAGTTTCTGCCCCTGGTCATTCAGGTACAGCAGTCGGTCGTTGGGCTTGAGTTGGGCCTCTAGGGCAATCTGCCCCTCTTCCAGGTCGTCGCCCTCCTCAACCAGACGCACCGCGTAAACGGTGCCGAAAGAACCTTCCGAGCGCTGGTGTTCGCACCAGATCACAGCGGTGTATTTCGAGGGCTTGTAGGTTTCAGCGATGTCGCGCAGCTCCTGGGGAAGGATCTCGCGACCATCGGCGGTGATGCCGCTGGTGGCGACACGTTTCCAGAACGAAACAAGGGAACGGGGCATGGGCGATAACTGCGCTCAATCGTTGAATGAGCCGCCAAGATAGGGAGCTGCCCGCCCTCAAACAAACGGTTCAAATGCGCGTTTCTCCTATATTCACGATATAGGTGAATCGAGGAATTTAACCCCGCGTTTCCAGCGTTTTCGCCGCATAGACTGCGGTCCATGTACTACTCGACCGAAGTTAAAGAAGCCGCCAAACGCTTGTTTCTGCGCCGCTGTAAGGCCAAGGAAATTCAGGCGCAGCTCAACCTGCCCAACATCCGCATCGTCTACTACTGGATACGCCAGGGCGGATGGGAGGACATGCTGTCGGACGAAGAACCGCTGACCGCCGTTGGCCGGCGGATCACCCTCCTCCTGGACAAAGCCAGCAGCCTCACCAAAGACGAGCTGAACGAGCTGGACCGACTGACCACCGTTCGCGAGCGCCTGTTAAAGCAAGCGGTCAAACCGTTGCCGGCGCCAGCCGGGGAATCTGCCGGCGAGCTCCAGAAACGTCGCCCTGGTGCGCGTGGTGAGCGTTCGGGCCGTGGCGAAGGTGGAGGCAAGAAAAAGGAAAAGAAGGCCAAGAACGACATCAGCGGGCTGTCCGAAGTGGACTTCCTGGATAAGTTCATCAGCAAGATGTACCGCTATCAGCAGGAACTGTTCGCCGCCAAGCAAAACCCGCTGACCTGTCGCGTCCGTAACGTCCTCAAAAGCCGCCAGGTGGGCCTGACCTACTACTTCGCCGGCGAAGCGTTCATGGACGCGGTACTGAACGGCGACAACCAGGTGTTCCTGTCGGCCAGTCGCTCGCAGTCGGAAATCTTCCGCAGCTACATCATCCAGTTCGCCAAGCAGTGGTTCGACATTGAGCTGACCGGCAACCCGATCACGCTCAGCAACGGCGCCGAACTGCGCTTCCTCAGCACCAACAGCAGCACCGCCCAGGGCTACCATGGCCACGTCTACGTGGATGAGTATTTCTGGATTCGCGACTTCGAAAAGCTCAGCACTGTGGCCAGCGCCATGGGCACCCACAAGAAGTGGAGAAAAACCTACTTTTCGACGCCCAGCGCTGTGTCGCACCAGGCGTATCCGTTCTGGTCAGGTGAGGAATTCCGCAACAGCAAACGCGGCAAGAAGGCCGGCGGCGTTTGGCCCACCGAAGCGGCGTACACCCAGGGTGCGCTGTGCCCCGATGGTCAGTGGCGCAAGACCATCACCCTGGACGATGCCATCGCCGGCGGTTGCGATCTGTTCGACCTGGAGCAGCTGCAGCTGGAGTACGACGAGGACAAATTCCAGCAGTTGTTCTACTGCAAGTTCATCGACAGCAGCCAGAGCGCGTTCGGGCTCAAGGATCTGGAGCGCTGCTACTCCGACCTGTCCTTGTGGGAGGACTACGACCCGGAACTGGATCGGCCTTTCGGCAACAGCCCGGTGTGGCTTGGCTACGATCCAAGCCGTACCCGCGACGACGCCACCTGTGTGGTGGTCGCCCCGCCGCTGGAACCCGGGGCGAAATTCCGCATCCTGGAAAAGCACAGCTGGCGGGGGCATTCGTTCACCTTCCAGGCGGCCCAGGTCAAGAAGCTCACCGAGCGCTTCAACGTGCAACACATCGGCATCGACATCACCGGCGTGGGCTATGGCGTGTTCGACCTGGTGCGCGACTTCTACGCGAAGGCCACGCCGATCCACTACAGCCTGGAAACCAAAAACACCCTGGTGCTCAAGGCCCAGGACACGATCCAGGGCAGTCGCATCGAGTGGGACGCAGGCTGGACCGACATCGCCCAGGCGTTCCTGACGATCAAGCGCGGCACCACCACCAGCGGCCAAGTGACCTACAGCGCTTCGCGTACCGACGCCACCGGTCACGCCGACATCGCCTGGGCGGTCATGCACGCCCTAGCCAATGAACCCCTAAACCACAACAAGCGGCGCCGCAGCCGCTACGTTACGAGCGGAACCAATGCCCAAGCCACGACACAAAAAGCCCCAAGCCAGCCAGCAGGTGCAACAGCCACAGCCCATGCGAGCGTTCACCTTCGGGGAACCCGAACAGGTGCTGTCCGGCAACATCGGCGAGTACCTGGGCGTGTTTCTCAGCGACGACGGCGAGATCTACAAGCCGCCAGTGTCACGGGCGGGCCTGGCCAAGCTGCTGCGCGCCAACGCGCACCACGGCGCCATTCCCAAGTTCAAGCGCAACCTGCTGCTGCGTGAATTCATCCCGTCCGAGGGCTGCACCACGCAAACCATGGGCCGGGCGAGCCTGGACTACATGGTGTTTGGCGAGGCGTATTTTTACCGCGACACCAACGCCTTCGGCGAAGTGCTGGAGATGCAGCACCTACCAGCGATCAACATGCGGGTGAAGGTGGATGGCGGGTTCAGGATGCTGCTGCCCGACAGCAAGTACATGGACTTCGACCAGGACGAAATCGAACACGTCCTGGACTACGACGTGGAACAAAACATCTACGGCGTGCCCGACTACCTGGGCGGCCTGCAGGCGCTGCTGCTCAACGAAGCCGCGACCCTGTTCCGCCGGCGCTACTACAGCAACGGCGCGCACGCGGGTTACATCTTCTACACCAACGACCCGGACCTGACCGAAGAGGACGAAGAAAACCTGCGTGCCCAGATCAGCGCCAGCAAGGGTGTGGGCAACTTCCGCTCGATGTTCGTCAACATCCCCAACGGCAAGGAGAACGCGATCCAGATCATCCCCGTGGGTGATTTTCAGGCCAAGGACGAGCTGGAAAAGGTGAAGAACATCACGCGCAACGACGTGATCGCCGCCTGGCGGATGAACCCTGCACTGGCCGGGATCATCCCGGAAAACAACGGCGGGTTTGGTGATATTGAGAAGATCGATCGCGTGTACACCAGCAACGAGATCAGGCCGATTTGCCAGTTGTTCAACCAGGTGAATGACCGGCTACGACTAGACAGGCGCATCAACTGGAGAGAGCCCGAGAAAGCAGCGGAAAGCGCTACCTAATGTTTCAAAGATAGAGAAATATCCTGCATCACATGCGAAAATAGTGGCAATTTGCTGCACCCTGGGGAGGGAACATGCGAGTAACCTGTAAATGCGGACACAAAGGCCGAATTGCATCACGTGAGGTGCTATCTGCCGATTTTGCGAAACTCTACTGCCAGTGCCTTGACGCCCAATGCGGGCACAGCTGGGTGGCAAATCTCACGTTCTCTCACACGCTCAGCCCGTCTGCGCAGACGTTCGACAGGATGCTGATCGATCGGCTTAGAGACATGCCCAGGGCACAACAGCGGGAGTTGTTTGAACAGCTTGGTTCGCAGGCAGTCGCATGATGCAAACCGCCGACAACCACATGTCGGCGGCTCAGGAATCAATCTTCGTCGGACGGATCCGGGTTGCTTATCAGCGCTTCGGTCAACCTGCGCAATTGCTCCTGGTCACGTTGACTCAACTGGCGATAGAAGCCAATCAAGCGTCGCTCAATATGCGAAAGCTCATACCGCGCAGATGCAGCTATTTCAACGTAACCGGCATCGGCGTTAGTGCGATCCAACATGCTTACCACTCCATAAAATCCATTGCTGACGCACTGATATGGGGGCGAGCTGGTGGTAAGGCTGGAACGGCCTGGTCAGTTCACTCCTTTGACAGCATCGTCTGCCATGGCCTTAATGAAGCGTCGAATGGCTCTTTGGTCATCCGCCGGGATACTGCGGTACTGCTGGACAATACTGTCTTCGACCTCGGACAACGCATCAGCATCCAGAGTGGTGCGAGTTCCGCTAACGATGAAAAGCACGTCAAATCCGAGCGTGCTAGCGGCCATGCTCAGATAGGACGCGGGGGCGTCACTAGCACCGGACTCATAATTTCCTTGAGTTCTTTTCGAGACACCAAGATGTTCCGCAAGTTGATCTTGCGTAAGCCCAGCCTGGGCGCGTTGTTGGCGCAGCCTTGCGCCAATCTCTTCGGAGAGTGTCAATATTTTTCCATCCGCATATTTACATTGGCAGTTTTTTGCCACATCCTGCGCTTGCCATCACACGAAAACGCAAGGAATTGCACTATGCCCAACTCAACCATCCCCGAGCAAGCTCGCCAGCAGGCGCGGGCCTCCTTGGAGAAGCGTGGCCAGACTGCGAAAAATTTTGCAGAACTGCACAACCTAAACCCCAGCACCGTCTACGCAGTGCTGAATGGCCAAAGCCAATGCCGTCGTGGGGAGGCACATCGGGCTGCCGTGCTACTAGGGATCAAAGACGGCGTAATCGCACAGTAATGGCCAGGTCTCTGAGGGAACAGCAGAAGATGAAAAGTCAGGTTCTAAAAACACGGCGTGAAGTCGTCAGAGCAATTATTTGCACTTTCGAAGGTGGTCGCGAACGCGCCGCAACCCGCATCGGCTTATCGCTCAAGAAGTTCGATAATCACGCTTACGAGAACAACAACTGCCGCCCGTTGACGGACGCTCAGATTTTCAAACTGGAACAGGTCACTGGTACCCAGCACTTGGCCAACTATGTCGCCGCAATGTACGGAGGCATGTTTGTGCCAGTCATCCGCCCGGAGAACCTGGACAACGTAGAAATGTACGCCCGGGCCATGCAGACCTCGGCCAGGCAAGGCACGGTTGACCAGATCATTGCCCAGGCACTTGAGGACGGCGTAATCACCGAGGACGAAGCCGAACTGATCCTGAACGCACACATCTTGCACATGGCTGCACGAACCGCCGAAGTCCATGCAGCCATTGACCTCTACCGTGCTAAATCAGGGAGAGCCCAATGAACGCCCAGATCAATATCCTGGACTACCGGGAGCGCATGCAAAACGCTGCACTTGCGTTCCTTGACCGCCATCAAGCTGAACACCTGGGCGACATGACGGTGCTACTCAGTCGTACAAGCGACCACCTGGTGGACAACTTCGACGTCGCCAAACCAGTTGCTATCAAACTGACCTCCCTCGCCCACATTGAGCTGATGGAAGTCGCGCTTCGTCAGCGCTCCACGAACTCGTAACACCCAACCTAACCAATCGCCGGCCCCACGTCCCGTGGGTTTGGGTGAGCTGCGCCCGAAATCGAGGTTTCACGATGGCAAACGCCGTAATTGTCACCACGCAACTGCCACCCGCAGAGGCCGAAGCGTTGTTGGCCAACCTGCGCGAACAGTACCGATTGAGCCTCAACGAATACTGGTACGCCGACCAGTTCCGCCTTGTGGCGGACGGTCTGCGCCACGGCGCAATTCTCGCCCATGTCCCGGCAATGGCTGCGCAAAAACGCCTTATGGCAGCCCTGTCCCACAGCCTGAAAGCAGTGAAGTAACCATGAAAGAAGATCTTCGCCACGACGTGTTGCAACGCCTCCAGTCCGACTTCGGGCTCAAGCACCGCGCAGGCACCGACTATATGCGCGGTGGCACCTGCCCCAAGTGCAAGAAGAAAGAGCTGTATTCCCGGTTTGACACGCCATGGATGGTGATCTGTGGTCGCCCTGAAAAATGCGGCCACACCCTGCACGTAAAAGAGCTGTACGACGATTTGTTCGAAGACTGGAGCAAGCGAGCGCCGGCAACAGATCAACACCCCAACGCGACCGCGCGCGCCTATCTGGAATTCGCCCGGGGCTTTCGGTTTGAGCTGATCCAGGGCTGGTTCACCCAGGAAACGTTCTATTCCGTCGAACACAACGCCGGCAGCGCGACCGTGCGCTTCGCCTTGAATAAAGGTGGCTGGTGGGAGCGCCTGATTGATCAACCGCACCGCTTCGGCAAGATGAAGGCCCGCTTCAAGTCCAAGGACAGCTATCGCGGCGTCTGGTGGTGCCCGCCCTGCATCGATCTGCTTGAGGCCAAGGAAATCTGGATCGTTGAAGGGATCTTCGACGCCATTGCACTGGTGCACAACGACATCGCTGCCGTGTCCGCAATGTCGTCCAACGCGTTCCCCGTGGACTCTCTCAAGGAGCTGGTTAAAACCCGGGAAGGCGGAAAGCTGCCCAAACTGGTTTGGGCTCTGGACAATGAACCGAGCGCAAACGCCTACACCCGGCGCTGGGTGCGCGAAGCCCGAGCCCTTGGTTTCATCTGCGAGTCCGCGCAGATCCCGCAACGCGACGGCCGCAAGTCTGACTGGAACGATCTTCACCAGCGTTGGAACTTCATCCAGGACGAAACCAAACGTGCTGACCAGATCGCCACCGACCTCAAGCAAGCCCGCCATCAGGGCGCTCTACTGCTGGCCGAGAGCGCGGCGGAAAAGGCATTACTCATGTACGACTGGAACAAGCGCGGGGAATTTCACCTGGGCTTCGGGAGTCGCCTGTACTGGTTCAAGTTGGACATGGAGAAATTCAACCGAGCCATGTCCGACATCGAGGACAGCGAGAACCACGACGACCAGTTGCTGAACCAGGCGCAACAACGCGAAAAAGCACTGCAGCAGTCCGGCAGCGTCGTGGAGATTGCTAACTGCTACCCCCAGGCGCTGTATTTCCAACGTAACGAGGTGACGGACGAGTCCTGGTACTACATGCGTGTGGACTTTCCCCACGACTCCGAAAGCGTGAAAAACACCTTTACCAGCGGCCAGCTGTCGGCCGCGAGCGAATTCAAAAAGCGGCTACTTGGTATGGCGGCTGGTGCCATGTTCACAGGCAGTGGCCAGCAGCTCGACAAGCTCATGAAAGTTCAGCTGTTCGGCATCAAAACCGTTTCGACCATCGACTACGTGGGCTACAGCAAGGAGTACGCCTGCTACGTCTACGGCGACATCGCGATCAAGGACGGCACCACCTACAAGGTCAACAGCGAAGATTATTTCGAGTTCGGCAAGCTGCGCCTGAAAACCCTGCAGAAAGGCGTTCCGATCAAGCTGCAGCGTGAAGCAAAGGGCTTTGACGAGAAGTGGGTGCAATTGCTGTGGACCTGCTTCGGCGCCCAGGGCTTCGTCGCGTTGGTGTTCTTCTTTGGCTCGCTGTACTGCGAACAAATCCGCGCCCGCTACCAATCCTTCCCATTCCTGGAAGCCACGGGTGAAGCCGGCGCCGGCAAAACAACCCTGCTGAACCTCCTCTGGAAACTGCTCGGCCGCGAAGGCTATGAAGGATTTGACCCGATGAAATCTACCAAGGCTGGACGCTCTCGCCTGATGGGCCAGGTCTCCGGCATGCCGGTGGTGTTCCTGGAGGCGGATCGCCACGGCGATGATCGGGCGCACGCTAAAACTTTCGAATGGGACGAGCTGAAAGATTTCTATGGCGGCGGCACCCTGGCTACGAAAGGCGTCAAGACCGCCGGCAACGAGACATACGAGCCACCATTCCGGGGAACGATTGCTATCAGCCAGAACGCGGCAGTGGTTGCACACGAAGCGATCATGACGCGCATTGTGAAGCTGCACTTCGTGCGCCCGACCGTCACACCTGAAAGCCGTACTGCAGCGGATCAACTCAACGCCCTGGACGGCGGCACCCTCAGCCACTTCTTGTTGCGGGCCGTGGGCAAGGAGTCCGCGGTGCTTGAGCTATTCGCCCAGCGGATGCCCGAACACGAATCGAAGCTGCGTCGTTTGCACACCCATTGCTTCGCCTGCAGCACGGCCTATGTCAGTGACCAGGGCAATTGCACCAGCTGCGGCTATGACCTGAGGGGCTACATCCGCGTGGAGCGCATCAGCAAAAACCACGCACAAATGCTCTCGCTGCTTGATGGCATTCGCCTGGTCCTGAAACTGAGTGATCCCCAGGTCGCCGCCACCCAGCGCCAGATCGTGCGGATGGCCATCGAGCGCCAGGCGTCGATCAGCTCCGACCATGCGGCCGTGGCCGAGTTTTGGGAGGTTTACGACTACCTCGAATCCTTGAGCGAAGACCCTGTGGTCGACCACAGCAGCGACCCCACCGTGATCGCTATCAACCTCAACGAATTCTGCGAGCGCGCCGCCGAACACAAACAGAAGCTGGCCGACGTAGCCACGTTGCGCGACCTGCTCAAAGAGTCCCGTTCCCGCAAGTTTCTGGACAGCAACAAGGCCGTACACAGCGCTGTACGTGCTGCGTTCAACAGCCGAAACCCGTGTTCACAACCCCGGCCGACCACAGTGAAGTGCTGGACATTCAAGGCGTAGAGGAGAGCAAGACCGATGCAGATCCAAGTGTTTATGGGAAATGCCGGCGACGGCAAAACAAGCAAGCTGCAGTCCGTGCAGGACCGCCTGGAATTCACCGGCGAGAGCGCGCCGATCATCCAGGCCGGTGCTTATGGGGAAGATGGCTTGTTGGAGATTCTGGAAGTCCGGGCGGCCGGTGGCCAGCGCGAAATCCTGGTGGACGACTGCAGCAGGCAACAGATTTTGAGGGTACTGGAGTGGCAATCATGCGTTGAGCATGAGCCGGATTTTGACGGCCTGGTGATCCACCTGGCCCGTAAGGACTGACCTTAAAAAAGCAGTGTCGAGGAGTTGCAGCTCCCCGACACCTAACCGCAACAGAGGGCTATACCCATGCAAGCACAGAACCTAAGCAGCAGCGGCGCGAAGGCTACCATACCGGCACGCCACCTGGTGGCCACCGCGATTATCGGCGCGGCCGTCATTGGTTACCTGGTACACAAAACCCCGGAATCACGAACCCGCCTTGAAAGCCTCAGCCAGATGGCCAGCACCCTGGGCGAACTCAGCGAAACGGATGCCGCCGTCGTCGCCCAACTCCTCGCCAAGCCGGCAACGCGGGGCGTATCAAGCAATGTCTGACAGTCCGGCAGCACCAGCACGGCGCTTTCCCTGGAACATTGACTACACCAGCGTTTGCGACCAATGCGGCAATTGGCGCGTCCAGGGCAATCACTTGAAATGCAGCCGGCGGCGCCAACTGCAGAACGCCCATCTACGTAGCCACAAGCCTAAACGGTAAGCAGCGTCCACCAGAAGATGCGCTACCAGATACTTGGCCCGGAAACGGGCCTTTTTGTTTCCGATCGTCAGACTGTCGTTATACGAGTACAGCGTTAGGGGTTTACATGAGTGGGGTCGAAGCTCGCGGTAATTCCGTGAGAATCTATTTTCAATACAACGGCGAAAAATGCCGCGAATCGATACCAGGAGGAAACAAGCCGGCGACTGTGGCCCAGGCAAAACGCTTGCTCGCCATCATTGAATACGAGATTGAGTCCGGTTGCTTTGATTACGCACGCCACTTCCCCAACTCCGCTAGGCTGGTGGAAAACACCTTTGGTCACTACCTGGATCTGTGGTTGCGGATTAAAGCCAACAGCGTGGCGGCATCGAGTTATCGAGGTTACGCCAATAAGGCCGAGGTGCATGTACGGCCACGCTGGGGCAAGGTGCAGATCAACGCGATCGATCACCTGGACCTGCAGGAGTGGATACAGGGCACGCTGTCCAAAACCCTGAAAAACAAGACCATCCGCGACATCATCAGCAACGTGCGCCAGGTGTTCAGGCTCTACCGCACCCGGATGAAAGTTGCTCACGATCCCACCGAAGGTTTGATGGTGCGCCTGCCTGACCCCGAGGCGCCTGACCCATTCACCCGGGCCGAAATTAAACAGATCCTGGAAACGCCGACCACGCGCACCTATGAGCTGCTGATGGTGCAGTTCATGTTATGGGCCGGCCCTCGGGTTTCTGAAACCATCGCTTTGGCGTGGGAAGACGTCGACCTGGAACAAGGTACGGTGACCTTTCGCCGATCGAAGGTGCGCGGCGCCTATCGCGTCACGAAAACCCGCCGCTCGATGCGCAAGGTTCGTCTGCTCGCTCCTGCTTGGGACGCGTTGCGCAAGATCGATGTACTGACTCGAAAGCGGAATGCGGAAACCGTGGAGATTGTTGAACGGGACAACAAGACGGTACGCCGGCACACGCTGCATTTTGTGTTCCTGAACACCAAAAGCGGCCTGCCCCACGCCAACGACTTTGTCGTGCGCGACCGCTTTTTCAAGGCTCACTTACTTGCGGCAGGAGTTCGTTATCGAGGGCCTGGCCAGTGCCGGCACACGTACGCCAGTCAGTTGCTGACCACGGGCATTGCCTCAATCGATTGGATCGCTGAACAGATGGGACACACCAACGGCAATATGATCCGTCAGCACTATGGGACATGGATCAACGAGGATGGGCCTGACGTGGTAGGGATGCTACAAATGGCATTGAAACTTTCGCCCCTCACAGTTCCACATTAAAGTCGCGCAACTAATCGCATCGGCAAATCGTCCTACGGCCGTCAGGCTGGCCCAGGTGCGCAGCGCCTCACGCCGCGAGCGTACCACCAACCACCGACTGCCAGAGCCTCCTAGGCGGATAGCCAGCGTCCACTTCTCCTCTTGTCGGCTGACCAGCGTATCGCGTACCGCGCCGCCCTCCACCAGGGCGCGCAGTGCTTCTTCGTGAATTCCGTTGTGCATGATTAACCGTGCCTCCTGACTCGATCGGTAAAGTCGCTCACCTGCGCGGGCGTCAGGCAATTCAACTTACCGAAGGTCACTAGATGCTGGATCATCGCTTCTTGACTGCCGGGTTCCTGGGCGACCATGCGCCGGCAAGTCTTCTCCAGGATCAACCGCGCCATCTGCGGATTCTCAATCATCGATGCGTCGAAGGCCAACGCGATGGCGGTGGCCAACTCGCCCAAGTCCGGGTCCTTCCGTTGCAGCGCCCTTAGCGCATTCATCTGCCGTGCGGTGATGGGTAGCGACACGTCTCTCATCCTTAGCGGTCATGCTCAGCCATGATCAGCGGTAATGGTAGACCAGACTCCCGTGGTGTGGTTTCCGCCAATCGCAAAAAAGCCCGCCGGAGCGGGCCTTGTTGTGGGGGGCCATTGAACATAAGCGGCGTTATTGGTAACGCTCGGGCGTCACTGCTTTCGCGTGAATACCTTGGACTCGGCGCTCTTTACCTTCGGCACTCCGAAATAAAACAGCGTGCACGGCGTGTTGTCGCTGGTCCAGCCAGGGACGATCTGCAACAGCTCACACCCCGCCTCGATCAGCTGATTGGCTTCGATCACGTCACTCACTTCCTTGATTTCTCCGATATGGGCAAAGCTCATAAGCACTCCTTAACTTGGTGATTGCGTACGGCCAGCGTAGCGCATCGGCCAGCCCGGCAAGGTTCCTTTCTGTTCGTGAAGCGCCTTATTGAAAGGCTTGCCACAATTGATAGCAGAAAATCCACATTAACAGAGAGCCTGCAGCCAAACCGCTTAGCACTGAGGGGACCAAAAAAAACCACCATACCCTCTGTGACCGAATTTGAAATAACTGACTTGATGCGATGACCAGCTGGATAAGCTCTGGCCCACTCATGTTTTGTATCATCGCGCTCGTTCGAGACATATGGATGTTGCTCCATATCATCTTGATGACCTCCCAAGCTATAAATAACACCAGAGAAAGCACAGCAAGAAGCCCACAGAGCGCATACAAGCGGGGCGGTAGCTTCGGGGAAAGTGTCGACCAAAGCCCAAAAAAGCCTGCTACTAAGATGAGGTTGATATAGGTTCCTGCGCTAGCCATCTGCCTTTCGTGCATCTGCATCAGTGCGTCAGCGCCCTTATCTCTTTCCAGATGAAGCTGAAACTCTTTGAGTTCATCAATAGCTTCCGAGTGCGTATTCACCACGGTTTCCACCTGCTCATTCCATTGCTGCTGATTCATCTCGCTCCGCTCCATTAGAGAGTTATTACAGCTGGGGCTCCTGGGCTCCGCACGCTCAATTTTTCGCACCAATATAGAGCGCCAGTCCCATGGTGGTCCCATGAGGCTATTTTTTGGACGCCAAAAACCACAAACCCCCGACTTTCTCTAGGAAAATCAGGGGTTTGCGTTTTCATAATTTGGCGGTGAAGGAGAGATTCGAACTCTCGATA